AGAAAAACCCAGAAAGGTAGTATTTTAGAATTAAGTAAAGAAGAATGGGTTGTTCTTGGTGAGTTCATTTCTAGAAACGGCTTTTCTGTTGAGTTTATGGGAAGAAAACATACCGTGGTATAATAAAAAACACTATGCAACTAGAACAACAAGATATAAAAAACTTACTTGCGCTTATTTCAAAAACAACTATCAATGGTCAAGAAGCTTTAACCGTAGCATTACTCCAACAAAAACTTCAAAGCCTACTAGAACAACCACCAGTTTCTGAAAATAAAACGAGCAATGAAAAATAAAGTTAATTTTTTGTTTGTATCTTTATGATATGCCAAAAGTAAAAAAACTCACCAAGAAACAAAGAGGCTTCGTGAATGATTATGTGTTAAATGAAAATGGTACTGAAGCAGCTTTGAAAAACTACGATGTTAAGAACGAACACACGGCAGCAGTGATAGCAAGTGAAAACTTGACAAAACCTGAGATTGTTGAGGCAATAGAAACCACTAAAAAAACACTTAAATCTGCACTAGAAAAAGTCGTTACACCTGAAAAGGTGGCAGAGAAAATAAATGTTCTTTTAGAAGCGAAGAATGGAGAGAATCCTGACTACAACGCAGTTGATAAAGGGTTAAAACACGCAACTAACATTTACGGAATTGAAGACGGAGGAGAAAAACCAAAAGGCAACACCTACAACTTTATCTTCTCTAAAGAAGTTCAAGGAAAAGTTCGAGAGATTGAAGACCAAATAAAAGCTAAACTATTGGGCTATGTTGAAACGAATTAAGAGAGCTTATAAAGCATTAACTACTGATGAGGACGTTTTGCCGAGACTTTCTTTTGACATATCTAATTTGACCCCTGAGCAATTTGAGTCTCTTTCGCACGGAGGCGTGATAACAATTCCAAGAGAGCAAATCAAAGAGGAAGTCCAAGGCGATGGCAAAGCAGAGTTCTTCCCTGAAATGACGGAAGAAGAATATCAAGATTATATTCGAGAGGAAGAGAATGGGTGGAAGGCGTTTACAAATAAATTGGGGCTATGAAAGTAACCGACTCATTCAAACCAGGAGACGGAACACTCAGAATGTTGGCTTGCTGGTTCTTAAAAGAGCGCCCTGACTTGAAAGGAGAAATGGTTGAGATGACGATTGAACAGGAGATGTGGTACAGAGAGCTACTTCCTCCTGAATACCAAACACTAAAGACAGTTACTTTTCGGGGTGTTCCCATAAAGATTACATGAAACAAGACGTAGATAAACTCAAAGACATTGCCAGTGATGTTCTCAAAAACAAAGAACTTGACCGTCTTAGAGCTAAGCTCTCTGAACGGGCGCAAGACATTAAAGACGCTCCAGAAAGTCAAATGATGGACTTTTATTGTAAAACCTGCGAACGAGATTTTGGCGCAATAGGATTTAAACAAGTCAGGTTACCTAAAAAGAGTGTGTGGTTTGCTTTCTATGAGGCACAATGTCCAGAAGGACACACCTCAGTTCGGTACATCACCGACAAACTAACTGACCCATACTTCATAAATTCCCCATTCGTACGGGCGCAACAGGTAGAATTTGAAGACGCAATGTTATCACCAGACAACCCACGCTTTAAGGTTTTATACCCAGAAGCGTATGATAAAATTAAGCTAGGAGAAATAGGAAGAGAATTAACTAAACCACTAAAAGAACTCTATGATTAAACCAATCGGAAAGCGTGTTCTTATTAAACCCACGCCAAAAGAAGAGGCAACAAAGGGAGGTATTTTGTTACCAACCGACTCAATAAACCCATCCTTTTTTGTTGGCACAGTGATAAAGGTAAATGAAGAAGTAAAGAGCGTTTCGGTGGGTGACGTAGTGGCTCATAAAAAATACGGTATGGAAATTATGAAAAATGACCAAGACGAAGACGTTTACTTGGTGGATGAGTCTAGTGTGATTGCTGTGTATGAGTAGACAATGCAAACTGAAAAACAATACTTCTCCATCCTTCAATGGCTTGTTGAGCGTGGCATAGTTTCCGAAAAGGGAGAGCCTTTTGACTTCAAAGACCGCCCGTGGCTCTTAGACATTCTCACTGACCAAACACCAGAGATAGTCTGTGTGGCTTGCGCTCAGGTTGGGAAAACGGTGACTTTCCTCATTAAGATTCTGTTTGCTCTCAAACACTTGGGGCTACAGGTTATCTACACGATGCCATCAGACGATGACGTGCGTGAGACTGTCGCTTCTAAGGTAAACAAGATAATTCAAGCAAACCGCCACGAGTTCGAGGGGATGGACTCAGACTCTATTGAGCGTAAAGAGATAGGTGGGCGCTTTGTATTCTTTAAGGGAACTATCTCAAAAACCGCAGCCATTTCTACTACGGCTGACTTACTCGTTCACGACGAACTTTCACGTTCAGACCAGAACGCTATTACGACGTACAAATCTCGTACTAAAGCAAGTCAATACAAGGGAAGATGGCTATTTTCTAACCCTGGAACCGATAGAGATGAACTAGACTTGGCGTGGCATAAATCAGACCAAAAGGAGTGGGTTGTTACCTGTCCGCACTGCAAGGACGAACATTACCTTTCGTGGCCCGAAAGTATCGACCAAGAGAAGAAATGCTACGTCTGTAGAGCCTGTAAAGAGCCTATAAGCGATGACGTCAGGCGTAAGGGGAAGTGGGTTGCTCAACGCCCAGACTCGAAGATTAGTGGCTATCACATCTCCCACCTGATGTGTCCATGGATTAGCGTGGAAGAAATAATCTCTGATTCTCAGGGCGACCCTGCCTATTTCAATAACTTTGTACTTGGTAAACCTTATTCTCCTGGTGATGTATCAATCACAAAAGGGACTATTTTAGACATTTGGACACCAAAAAATATAGACACTGGTAATCGGTATATTGGTGTAGACGTTGGAAACATAAAACACTACACCATATTTTCCGATAAAGGGATTATTAAAGTGGGTAGGTTTTCTCAATGGAGTGAATTGGACGACCTCCTGACATATTGGAGACCAGTATCAGGAGTGATTGATGCTATGCCAGATAACACCGCCGCACGGCATTACGTTACGACGTATCCGTACATGAGGATGAGTTACTTTCAAGAAAACAGCAACAATCCACAGACTATCGTGTGGTGGGGGAAGCCAGGAGAAAATGACACACCAGCAAACAAGGGCGGTGTAGTCTATTCGCATCGAGACCGCATCTTAGACCAGATGTTCACCGAGATGATTGAAGCAAAATGGCTTATAGGGGTAGAATCAGACGAAAACTTTAGACTCTTTGTGAAGCATTTTGAGACACTTAGAAGAGAAAAGGTAACAAATAACAAGGGTATCGAGAGGTATATTTGGGCATCAACTACTGGCGAAGACCACTTTGTATTTAGTACACTGTATGGGTATTTGGCTCGTTTAGGTCAAGGCTCTGGTGAGTTTTTCTCACCGCCAACTAACGAATTACCTACTTTTATTGGTAATGACAACACTATTAGACGTTCGCTCGGTTCAATGATGGAAGAAGAATATGCAGATTAAAACCCCCGTAGAATTAACAGAACAAGAGGCACACGAATTTCGTGCATGGAGAGAGCATCAAGACCTTTTTAAAAAACTTCTCGACTTAGGCGTGTTTGGTGTTCAGAATGGGAGTGCAGAACTTCACTTCGATTCGCAAGGAAACTTATCGAATGCCAAACTCCACTTCACCGTTTTTCAAAAGATTATCCACAGGTAGTGGTTTGACAGGATTCAGTATGGTATAATTTTATAGTTAGCTTGTACTCATTCAACGAGACGGGCAGGGGTAATTCCCTGTCCGTTTTTTGCTATGCCACCAAACCTTACCGATTCACAAAAAGCACAACTGATTGAATCACGCTGGGACTCTTCAGAGAGCGTTTTTGATATTGTAAAGAAAACATACGATACAAACCTAAGTATCTACCAAAACAACCCGCCGTGGAATACTAGTAACACGGCACTTCGAAGAAAATCAAAAGTCCGCGCAAACCGTATCTTTAGAGATATGGAGAGTGTTATTAACTCTCTCATTGCCAACCCTCCAGAGCCAAACTTCATAGGCACTCGCGGTACTGATGAGGCAAAAGAATTGGCAGAATTACAGCAAAAATACTTTACCAAAAAGTACGATGATTTAAATGTAAAAGAGCAGTTGCGTAAAGGGCTGCGTAATCTATACCTCTCTCGTCTTATTGTTCTCAAGCCTTTCTGGAATGCGAAGATAAATGACTTTGATGTACGGTCTATTGACCCACGCAAGATTCGTGTCGCAAAGACAGCAACTAAAGAAGACGACACAGACTTTGTTATTGAAGAAGTCACAGACAACCTCATGTCTGTTCTGAAGCGTTTCCCTAAGAAATCAAAAGAAATTCTAAAACTTGCTGGGTATAAAAGTGAAACCGACGCATACATTCAAAATCCTTCAATAACGTACAAAGAGGCATGGATTGGCTCAATGGTGTACTTCAAGTACGGCTCAACTATCTTGGGTGAAATAAAGAACCCTTACTGGGACTGGGATGGTTTGCTTGTTACTTCTGAAGAAGAACAAGAATTGAAAGCGCTTGGTGGCGAACAACGACGTAATAAACTCTCTCAAATTCGCCAAGAACAGTCAGGCAGAGTAAAGCCATCACAAGATGGGATGCAAGAAATTTCTCCTGACAATGCTGAACCAACGCAAGATTTGCATTCGTACTACTTCAATCACTTTGATTACCCACGAAAGCCATACATCTTTGCTACAGCGTTCAACAATGAAAACACCCCCGTAGGACAGACTGACCTCATTACACAAGCAGCACCACTCCAGGAAGGAATTGACCGCAGGAAGCAAGATATTGATGAGAACGCGTCACTGGTCAATGGGCAAATCAAGGTAGATTCTTCTGTTATGAGTAAGGCAGATGCTCAAAAGCTTCGTTACGAAGCTCGTGGTGTTATTTGGGGTAAGGGAGTAATAAATGGCGTTGCACGTGAAATGGGAACTCCCCTCCCACAGTTTGTCTATGAAGACATGGTTGATTCTCGTAATGAGATTGACAACATCATGGCTGCATCCTCAGCGTTCCGTGGTGAACGAGATGGCGCTGAAACAAAGGCAGGAAGGTTGGCACTTATTGACCAGTCGTACCTCGCGCTTAATGAGTTGGTACAGATTGTGGATTATTGCTCATACGAGCTATTCAACTGGTTCTACCAACTTGCAAAGGTACGCTACACGGAGCATCACTACGCGAAGTTTCTTGGCAAAGACAACTCGTTGCAGGTGTTTTCTCTTATCCAAGATGACTTTGAAGATGGGGTAGAGATAAAGGTTATCGGTGGCAAAACTTTGCCCGAAGATAGGCAGTTTAAATATTCTCAGGCGCAGGAAGACGTTGTGGCGGGTATTCTTTCCCCAACTGATTACTTTGAGGTTGCTGGGTACGACAGTCCAAATGACAAGGCAAAGAATAGGATTAAGTACGACCTCAATGCACCGAAAGCAGTGGGAATGACCGATGAGGAGTTGCAAGAGTTCGCCCCACCACAAGCGCCCGAAGAGAAGCCACCATCAACTTCGATTTCATTCAAAGATTTACCAGTTGACGGTCAAGCACAACTTGCAGAAAAGGCTGGAATTGTTCTAAACCCAGAAATTTTGGTGGGGGAGAAGTTGGCAGAGCAACGTCAAACAAAAGAAAAGGATGCACTTGAGGCGGAGCGCACCATGTCGCGTGGCATAAGAAGCCCATTACAGATGTAGTTTGCGTCCTGGTGGAAGACGTTAAAAGCCACAGAACATTAAAAAATGTTTTCCCTGAAGTGAGAGAACGAGACACGCACAATCTCTTTAGAATGCTCGCTTTCTCTCTTCAGGGAGAACCTGAATAATTCGACCAAGCAACTCTTTCCAGTCGGAAGACCAAGGTAAGAGGGGGCAGTCACAAAAAAATGAACGCACAAATACCAGTTATGGAACCCTCAGTGGAGCCAACGGTAGAAACACCAGCGGAAACACCAAGTGTGGAACCAGAAGTGCAGGTAACACCTGAAACGCCTGTGGTTGAAACACCACAAGCAGAAGTTTCTCTCTACGAACTTCCTGATGGAAGAAAAGTAGATGCAGAGACTTTACAACGGGAATGGAAAGAAAATTTCTACCCCGAATATACTCGGAAAAGTCAAAAACTATCTGAGTATGAGAACCTTAACAAACCGAAAGAGAATGTACCTGAATGGCAAAGACCAGACTACGTTCCTCAATCCTACGCGGAGGTTATTGAATTAGCCAAAAGAGAGGCAATTCAGACCCTCAAAAGTGAACAGGAGGCGGAAAGGGCGCGTATCCAAGAGGTCTCAGCAAAAGTTGACGCTGAAATTGCTGAACTGAAGAAGGCTGACCCTTCTTTGGATGAAAATGCCCTATTCCTTCACGCTAACAAATGGGGATTTCGTGACCTAAAATCAGCTCACGCAAACATGCGTGAAATGAAACAGGCAGCACTTTCTGCTGAGGAACGAGCAGTAAAAAATCTAAAAGCAAGAAGTTCAGAACCGCTTGCGACACCAGGCGCAACAAGCACTGATGGAGACGCAATCAGCTACGCAGACATTGCTTCAGGAAAATACGGTTCAGCCTTAGAGTACTTCCAAAGGATTAACAAAAAATAAAAATAAATTATTATGGAATTTTCAAGTGCAGTCACCACAACGACTCGTACACTGATTATCCCTACCGTTTACGACCAGGTAACGAAGGGTTCACCTTCGCTTATGAAGTTGCTCCGCACCGCGAAGCCATGGAAAACTGGTTATAAGTACGAATTCCCGATTAAATATCAGGATTCTACGAACGGTGGTTGGACTGGTGTAGCGAATCAGTTGGACACTGACCGACAGAATGTTCGCGTAACCGCAAGCTTTGAACCTAAAATGGTTTACAAGCCAGTAGTTGTTGCGAACATCGAATCAACTCTCAACATGGGCGATGAGCGCATCGTTGACTTGATTGCAACCGAGTACGACTCTCAGGCTCAATCTTTGATTGACTTGATGGGACAAGGACTCTTTACTGGTACTGGTGTAGGCAACCTTCCAGACTCTATTGCTAACGCGGCAGACGATGGTGGTGCATTCCCAACGTACGGAGGTCTCTCACGAACCACGTACACGTCTTGGGTAGGGTATGACCTTCAGTCAGCAGGTGCTTTGACGCTTGCAAAGATGGCTACGTTCTACGATGCTATCGAGATTGGTACTGAGAAACCAGACTGGATTGTGACCACGAAGGCTCTTTGGAGCGTTTACGAGTCACTTCTTACCCCTACTGTTCGTGCTGGATACACCCAAAACGGCTATCCTCGAATGGACGAATACGGCATTATCCCAGCATCACAAGGTCTGTATGGCCAACAGGGATTTGAATGTCTCTGGTTCCGCGGTACACCAGTCGTAAAAGACGAGCAAGTTCCATCAGGAAAAATGTTTGGATGGAACACTAAGTTCTTCGGTTGGAAGGGTATCAATGTGAAAGCTAAAGGCGTTTCACAGTTGAACTTCAAACAAGAATCTACTGGCGTTCCTTCTGGCGTTCCTGGTCGTGTTCCTTCAACTCTTGGATTTAACTTCCGAGAAATGATGGCACCCGTAGACCAGCTTGCAGATATTGGTTACGTGTTCTACGCAGGTAACTTTATCGCAGAAGAACCACGTCTCTGTGGCTCAATGAATGGCTTGACTTAGTAACTAATGTTTTTCCTTTTACGGTGAGAGTAAAGACTACATCAGAGGGTTAAACTAAAAAAACATTATGGCAATAGGAACAAAAAAAATAGAAGATTTTGTCCCAATCGTAAAATACAACGAAGGTATTTATACCGAGTTGGACATCACGACCACGGGCAATCTCAATGTTACTGGGGACATCGTTGTAGACGACGTTTCCATTGACGCATTGACAGTTACGGGGAACACGGTGCTTGGTAATGCTGTGTCTGATACCTTAACCATCAATGCTGCGGCTACGGTCGCTGCTACCGCAGGGCTTTCGTCCTCAGTAGCAACGGTAAAAGCACCGTTCGCACCGATTGCAGTACAACAGGCAATTACTACAAACACCGCTGTATCTCTAACCACGTTTAACAGCACGATTGATTCAACATCAGGTGCTTTGGCAAGCATAACTCTTGCTGATAGCACTGTTGTTGGGCAACATAAGCGTATACAAATGATAGTGGACAACGGTGACGCTACGGTTACATTCAACACGAATGCAACCATTGTGTTCGCTGATGTTGGCGATGTGGCTGAGCTTATGTGGAATGGCTCCGATTGGTTGCCGATTGCGTTGTATAACTGTGCTGACGGGGCTACTGCTCCTGCGTACACTCCTGCTTCGTAGTATGGCAAATCTTCGAGATGTAATTGGAGCAAAACTTTTTACTGGTAAGAAAATTAAATTTCGTACCTCTAAAAAGAAATTAAAAAGTTAGTGCTACTAACGTAACGGGTCTAGGCTAAGAACCAAAAACCCAAAAAACAAAAAATATGGCAATTAGAATTAGTTTTCAGGACGCTCTTCAGACTACGACCGCCGCAGGGCAGTTGGGTCTTGGGACCGTTGCAGTTACTCCAGACGGACGCGAGTGGGTATACGTAAAAGCAAATAGTGCTCTTGCAAAAGGGTCTGTTGCTGTGCCCGTCGCACAAACCGCAGTAGACCAAGTATCTTCGTCTACTGACTCTCAGGGACGCATCGTGTTTATCACCAAAGCTTCGGCTGGGTGGACGGCTGGTGCATTTGCTGAGGGGTGGGTCATTGTTGATGATGGTACTGGCGTTGGTCAGGCTGGTAAGATTCTTACCAACACATCTGACACGCTTCAGTTGTACCCAGAGTATGCGTTCTCAACAGCGCTCTCTGCAACTGACTCAGACATCACTATTAACCAGCCTTACCTTGTTGCTAAGTCAGCAATTACTGACAAAGCACAACAGGCAAAGGGTGTGGCACAGGTCGCATTTGCTGCTAATGAATTTGGTTTCATTCAGAAATATGGTCCTGGCGTAGTGTTGGCTGGTGAAGTTCTTACTATTGGCCTTTCATTCGTCACTGGTGACGACACGACTGGTCAGGTGGTAAAAGGTACTACTGCTAAGGGCGCGTTCGATGAACAAGCTCTTGGTTACTGTATCACTGCTAACGCAGGTGCAGACCAACTTGCAATGGTGTTCTTCACTATTGACGCGTAGTTGGGTATCGCTTCTGTCTCTTTACGGGGACAGGACGCGGTATCTAACCGCAGATTGGAAAGGCGAAGCCAATCTCTTAAAAATCAAGAATACATTATGGAAACAAATACAGTTCCAAATAACGAATCGTATGTGATTGTGAGAATCACTAACAGAACGGACTTCGACTTCACTCCTGCTATGGGTGCTATGTACGCTGGCGTACCAATGCCCATTCCAGCTGGAAAGTCCCTGTTAGCTCCAAAACCAGCGGCTCGTCATCTTGCTAAGCATCTTGCTCGGCAAATCTTTATTAAAAAAGCTCCAATTAGAGACGAAAAAGAGATAGATGGAAGAGGTACAGACCGTGCTCTATGGACTCCTGAAGACATTGAAAGAATAATTGCAAAACTTCTTTCTGATGAATACCAGGAGGAAAAAACAGTACCAAAAACAGAGGCAGAGATTATGGCTGAGAAAATCTCTAGTCTTAATAAAGATTTCTCAGAAGAAGAGAAAGAGACACCAAAAAGTCATGTCTTCCAAGACAAACAAGAGGTGATTGCTGAGCTTGAGAAGCGCGGTATTAAGCACGACAAGCGTTCAAGTAAAGATAAACTTGAAGAATTGTTGAAATAGCCATGCAAACCTTAGACCATGAGAAGTTTGAAGCGCTTAAAGAACTTGCAGAAATCAGCAGACAAATTGCTGAAGGGAGAGGGATTCTTGGAAATCTTGAAAAAGATTCAGAAAAATTTCTTATCCAACAGGAAGAAGAACTTAAAAAGCGCATTAAAAAAACTCTCGATGAGTCTAAAGAATACATTGGTGAAATCAATCAATATCACAGTGAGTTGGTTGAGTATCGGAGGCTCACAGAATCATTTGTGGATTCACTCCGATACTTTGTCCAGCTCGTTGAATCAAGTTCTCAGACCATTGAAAAGGAAATCAACACTGCTAATGAGTATCTTTTCCAACAAGAAGAGAATATCAAAAAAGAAAAAGAAGAAATCAAAAGACAGCGCTTACAAATTAAAGCGCAAAAAGAAGAAATTAAAATTAAAGAAACGCTTTTCAAAGAAAAAGAGAAAAAACTAACAGATAGTCAAGAAATGTTAAAAAGGGCTGTGGCAAGATTAAAGAATGGTAAAATATAAGTATATGAGCGCAAAAATAAACTCTCAACTTCCACTTGATGCAAACAACAAACCGATTACAAACGGCAACTTAGTAGGTGCGACTCTCGCTGAGACATACGATGCAACTATATCTAGCGCGACTTCGCTTTCGTTAAACGCTGCGACTACCTCATACGAAGTGTTAGCAATTACCCAACCAGTGCTATTGAAATTTGCAGCGAGTGTATCTACGTCTGACTTTGATGCGGTTATTCCTGCAAATCAGAGTAGGGTGTTTTACCGCGACCCCACCGTGACTACCATTTCTGTAATAGAAGCAGCAGCAACTGGGGCAGTTGCAATAATTGAACGTTAAATATGACTGAAAACGCTATCAGAGACCAAAATCATATTACCTCAGCACTTGCCGTGCTGAATACTGATAGTGTTCAAGGAACCAATAAAGTAAGAATCAAATTAAATCCTAACAATAATGGTATAAAAGTTAATCCAACTGCAACTATAAGTTTCACGATGGTTCCTATAGACGCACAAGATGAGAATTATGTTGATTGTCTAACATGGCGAGGGAGTGACGGTCTTTTGTATCCATGGGTTGCAACGGCAGATGGCGAAATTTTAATAGACGAGTAATAAAAATATATGGCGGAAGCAATACGAGACCAAAATCATGTGACCAACCTTCTTTTGGAGTCTTCTAGTACCCCTGGGCTAACTTTGAATGCAAAAGGTGATGAGGTTACTGGTCGTCTTTTGGTAGACAACGCTGGTGGAGGTTCAGGAACTGTTACGTCAGTATCAGTCGTTTCCGCCAACGGCTTTGCTGGAAGTGTAGCAACAGCGACTACAACACCTGCCATTACTCTTTCAACGACAATAAACTCTCCCGTTCTTGCTGGAAACGGTACTGCTATTTCCGCGGCTACAACCACAGGTTCAGGCTCAACGGTGGTGCTTGCAACCGCTCCAGTATTTCCCACTACAATCACCGTAGGGGCTGCGGCAGGTGCCACTGGGGATATTTTAATGAAAGGAACGACGTCAGGTACAGTAACTATTACTACCGCAGACGCAGCAGGAACGTGGACTTTTCAACTGCCAACAAACGACGGTGATGCAGGACAAGTGTTGACTACGAATGGTTCAGGCGTCACCACGTGGGAAACTCCCGCAGGTGGTGGTAACGTTTCAAATACAGGAACGCCACTCGACAACCAAATTGCCGTATGGACAAGTGCGACGGTTATTGAAGGTACTGCTGGTCTTACTTACGACGGTGCAAACCTCCAACTTACTGGCGACATCGGTTCAACTGGCTCACGAATCACTAAAGGATGGTTTACGGATTTACAAGTGACTAATGCCATTGCTGGTTCTATCACAGGGAACGCAGCAACACTCACGGTCGCTGATGAAACTACTGACACTTCGTGCTTTATAGGGTTTTATACAGCATCCTCTGGGTCGCTTCCAGGGAAAACTAATACCAATATGACGTTTAACTCCAATACAGGAGTTGCTACGTTTGCGTCTACGGTTCTCACTACGACTGACATCAACGGGGGAACTATTGACGGGGTCACTATCGGCGGTGCGTCTGCTGGTGCTATCACAGGAACGACTATTACAGCAAACACTGGCTTCATGCCTGATGCAAACGACGGTGCGTATCTTGGTCAATCAGGAACGGCGTTTAGTGACCTTTTCTTGGCTTCAGGGGCGGTTATAGATTTTGCTGCAGGTAACTCAGTCATCACTCACTCATCAGGTATCTTGACAGTTTCAACAGGAGATTTACGAGTAACGACCGCAGGAACCAACACAGCCTCAGTGGTAACGGTAGGAGGCACTCAAACCCTCGCCAACAAAACTCTCCTAGCTACTTCTAACGTAACTACCGAATCCACTACAGCAGCATCTGATGCAACCGCCAACCCAACGGGCGGCTCACTTCAAAACTTCTATTCTCTAACGGCTCTTGCAGAAGCTACAGAGTTCCAAGCACCTTCTGGAACTCCAGCGAACGGTAACAAACTTATAATCAGAATACTTGATGACGGCACAGCGAGGGCATTGACGTGGAACGCTATCTACCGAGGACTAGCTGACTCACTTCCTTCAACAACAGTTCTAAGCAAGGTTATGTATGCAGGTTTTATTTACAACAGTCAGTCTTCAACATGGGACCTTCTGGCTCTGAACACGCAAGCATAGTATGGCAATCGCAATAGAAGCAACTGGAGGTTTGGTAGTAGGAACAACGGGAGCAACAACGGCTTCTACTTCATGTACTCCTGCGGGGGTCGATAGAGTAGGTATAGCGATAACGATTGAACGTGCGACTAACACTGTTACAGGATGTACGTGGGACGGAGCCGCGATGACAGAGATAATGTCCTTCACCCCCTCAGTCGGCTCAACTGCGACTAACTTCCGCTGGTGGGCAATAGTTAATCCACCCGCGAGTGCAGCAACCGTGACAGTTACTCGCTCTGGCACCACTTCCTACCTCACTATTGGAGCAATCGCATTGAGTGGAGCGGCACAAGCAATTCCGACGTTGTTTGATAATGATGCTTCTGCCTCTGTTACTTCTGAAGAAAATTCAATCACTACTACAGTAGATGGTTCTGCGGTTCTTGGCTTTGGACGTATGGACAACGGAAATATCGCCGCAAGTACAGGGGCGACTTTTATAGGGATAGCTGTAGATGGAGATGGTACGTCTGGAGACCAAATGTCAATGATGCGTTCGACCACCTTCCCTACGGCGGTAGCTGGAAGTGTATCACTGACAATAACAGGGGCAACAGACTCAAACGGCCAACTCTTACTTCTTGCGGTAGAACCTGCAGGTGATGTAGCTCAAAACTCTAACTTCTTCCTTGTAATGTAACTATGAACTACGCAGACGCAGCAGGAACGTGGACTTTTCAACTGCCAACAAACGACGGTGATGCAGGACAAGTGTTGACTACGAATGGTTCAGGCGTCACCGTCGCAAACACTAAAAGTGTTATTGGAGCAACATAACCTATATGAGCGACTACACTACATACCTACAACACACTATAGAATCCTTTGTAAACATTCTGCGTCATTTTGATATAAAGGTGCTCGTAACTCTTTCCCTTGTGTTGTTCGAGTTTTTCTTTGGGTATAATAATATTGTGTTTATAAACGCCATAATTGGGTTAGTGGCGTTAGACTTCATTGCTGGTGTGTTTGCCGCGTACAAAAGTGGCGAAAAGATTGAAAGTAGAAAAGCCGTCAAGACAGTATTCAAACTAGGTGCATATTCTATCGTGCTTGCGGCTGCCCACCTACTTCAAACCACGTTTACCTTTGAAGTATTTTCAGAAGAAGCAACGATTGCATTCATTGGAGCAACAGAATTCATCAGTATTATTGAAAAAATTGGTAAAGCAGGGTATCCAGTACCGTCGAAGTTACTGCAAAAAGTGATACGATTAAGAGACGGGGAAGAAATAAAAACATAATTTATGGCACTCGGACAACTCACATTAACTATAGGAAAAGAAAACTTTGTAGTGGGAATGTCTACAAGTGACAACACCGATAACGGGGGTTTTTCGCCACGGTCTGATGCGGTCAATCTAATTGCAAGTCCAGGTGTCTTGTACCAACCAGCACAACCAACAGATAAAAGCACCAATGTTGTTGGAGAAATAATTGCATCATCAGAAGACCCACAATTACTTGGTGCAGACAGGGTGCTCGTGGATGATGAGGGGAATTATTATTCATGGAATGGAACAACTGTCTCTTTAGAAAGAACTGACGCGACAAATCCCAGTGGGTATGTTGCTGGGAAAACTGACATGGAAGCATTTGATGGGTCTGTTTTTACAAGCACATCAGAAACGATAGTAAAATGGACTGTGGATTCAGTTTTTACTGATGATTTTATTACTGGTTTAAACGCAAGCGTTCCACATCCGCTTTTACGTTTTGAAGGGTATTTATATTTTGGTGATGGTAATTTATTAAAACGTATAGACGACGCATCAGATGCGACACCAACCACTATACTGACCCTTGACAGTCAACAAAATATCATTGCACTTGGTATTGACCCTGGTAGCGGGAAAATGCTTGTCTCAACCACACAGGGTCTGAACATAAGTGACACAAGGGCTAATACTAATCGTGTAGGGTATTATGATGGTTTTTCTGAAAAATTTCTTCGCGTAGTGACTGTGGAAGATATGGTGACAGCATTTTGGAATTCTGGGGGGCAAGTAGTTGTTGGATACGGTCCACGTATAGGAGAGTTTACAGGTTCTGGTATATCGTTACTACGTGAATTAAATGTTGGCTTTGATAACAACGAACTCCCATATAAACAACACGGCTGTTTTATCGGGGAAACATTTTATCTCATTGAACAAGGTTCTATTTTGGCTTTTGGAGATGTTATTCCTGGACAAAAAGTTTTTTACTATGCGTTTAAAAATAACGTAAACAGCAATGATTTAACTCATATATGCAATTTAGGACAAAATGTTTTAGGGATGGCATTTGCTACTGATAAATTCTATACATGGTCAGTAACTTCAGTAAGCACTTCTAACACTCAAACATTTTATTCAAATAAATATGAATTTGAAGACGATGTATGGATTAGAAAAATTCGTATATTTTGGGATAGTGCCATAACGAACAACGTAGACCCTGGCTCACTTTCTATCATTTCAGAAAACGGTGTAGAGACTTCTATTGGGCAATCTGGACTTATAGATTTAAGGAATACAACTGGGGGGACTATTTATTGGACAGAACTGGCAGACCGTACTGGATTTTCTAATGTAAAACTTTCAACATTACAAATTCGTTTAATTCTTGACACCGTTAATCCTGGTATACGAAAAATGGTGGTGTACTATGACCCAGCAAACTTGACATAATATGAAAAATGATTTTAAACAATACATAGATTCAAAATTGAGAGCAGTAGAGCAGAATGCTTTAAACAATCTAAATAGAGAAATTCAGTCACACGCCCATAATGGGCTACAAGCGCAAAGAGTAAACATCTTTGATATTTTTGGCAACCTACAAACTGTCACCGAAGCACCATCAGAACAACCACAAGACTTGTATGGTCAAGTGGTTATCTACAACGCTCAACTGTATTGGTATGACTTTTTAAATAAGGAGTGGCAGACGGCTGGCGGTGGGAAGTTCAGCGTTACCGCAGATACGAACGGGACTACAAATGTGGACGTATTTTCTTCTGCTGGGGCACCGTTTGCGCTCACCATTACTTCGGTGTATGTGATTTCAAAA